AAAAAGCAGCTGTTGAGACAGCAAGAAGACAAGGTAGAACTATTGACGTTAGTGACATTGCTTTAGGTAAACCTTCTACAAATCCACTGGCACGTCAATTAAAAGCAGAGGCAGCAGACATTGTAAAAAATACTGTGCCTAACTATGCTTTTGTTGGTAACATTGTAAAGGCCTCTAGAATATTACCGATTGGTAATTTTATGTCATTTCCATCAGAAGTTATGAGAACAACGGTTGGTATTGCAGAACAAGGATTAAAAGAGATAAGACACTCTAGACCAACAAGAGGTAGTAACGTTTTACCTTATGTTGTTGATGCTGCAACAAATCAATTAGTTAAAAACGATAATGTTAAATATGCAAGAGGATTAAAAAGATTATCAGGCATGGCCTTTACAACTGTAGCTGTACCAGAACTAGTAGTAGAAGGAGCAAAAGCTATCTACAATGTAACAGAAGATGAGATTAATGCATTAAGAAGATTTGTTCCTGACTGGTCAAAAAATTCTACAATTGTGCCTATAAGAGATGATGATGGTGAATTAAGATACATAGACTTTAGTCATAGTAATGCATACGATGTAATAGCTAGACCTTTCAATACATTGTTGAATAATGTTTTAACAGCTCAACAAGATGACAGAACATTGTTATCTGGTTTTGTAAGAGGTGTTGATGAAGCTGGTGCAGAATTAATGAATCCATTTATATCTGAGTCTATTTGGACAGAAGCTATAACTGATTTAACGATCAGGGGTGGAAGAACACAAGAAGGTCGAAGATTATACACTGAACAAACTCCTATCGGAGATAAAGTTAAGATTAGATTTTTACATTTGGGTGAGGCTCTTGCACCATCATACAAACAAGGTTTAAGATTAATACAAGCAACCACTAAAACACCGACTGGAAGAGGGGAACTATTAGATGTAGGTCCAGAGATAGCTGGCTTCATGGGATTACGTGCAATTAAAGTAGATCCTCTTGCTTCTATGGGTTTTAAAATATCTGAGTATCAATCAGGTATTAGAGATGCCAGAAGAGAATTTACAGGTGGATTCTTTGGATTGTTACGAGGTGGCCCAATCAAAGAGAACGATGTAATACAAAAGTATTATGCATCAAACCAAGCTAGATTTAATGTACAACAAGAGATGTACAAAAATATTAACGCTGCAGAAACTTTAGGTGTAGATGCTTCTACTCTAAACCGTGAATTTAGAGATAGACAAATATCAGCGTCTGCTTTTTCTAATTTAAGAATTGGTAGATTTGATCCTTACTTCCCTTCAAGAGATATACAAGATAGATTTAGAGAGATAGCTAATGATCTTGGAGACATTAATGTATTTCCTGAAGTGGCAGCCACACTGAGAGAGATGGAAGCAGAGTTTAGAGCTTTAAATTTAAACGAGTCTTTTGATGTAAATTTAAGTGACTACTTGCTTGAAGATATAAACATCTCACCAATACTACCACAAGTAGCTGGAGCTGCTCCGGTGGTTCAAGCACCTAGACCTGTTGCGTCAGAAACTAAGTTGACAAGAACAGAAGAAGCCTTATTATCTCCAGCAGAAAAAATTATAAGGCAAAGAACAACATAATGGCTATTGAACCTAAAACAACTAGAGAACATATTGTATCCCTGTACGGACATATTAAGGGAGTTAAAAAAGATATTGCACACATGCACAATGGTATTCACAGATTGGGTGGCAAGATAGACAAAATCTATTGGGTTCTTTTAGCTGCGGTGGGGTCCGTGGCCATACTTCTACTAGAAAGATTTATAACTTAATCCTCACGATCATCGTGCCAACGATCGTTGATTTTACTAGCCATCCAGTAAGCAACTGGAATACATAGTATAAAAGTTATTTCTGCTGCTCTCAATACACTTACATCCCAAAGTTTATATACAATGTGATGAATTCCTATAGGAACAAAAGCACCTACGCATAATAATATAGCCATTCTAATATAATAAGGATATTTCATATCCAAGCTTTTAACTCTTCTCCCATTACTTTGGAAGCAATATTTATTTTTTTACGTAAAGATTTAACGATCTTTGTGTCCACAGTTTTTTCTGCTATAAGGTCTACATATGTCACTGTTTTCTTTTGCCCTATTCTGTGTGCTCTGTCTTCTGATTGCATTCTTTTTTCAAGATCATATCCATTAGAATAATAAACCACAGTGTTGGCCTGTGTAAGTGTAATACCATAACCACCGGTTGCTGGTGTACCTACAAAGAATCTAACTTTATCATTCGTTTTAAAGTTTTTAATAGCATAGTCCCGTTCTTCAGGTAGCGTCTTACCATAATAATGAACCGCGGAACCCGGACCATACTTCTCCTCTAATAACTTAAATATGTTCTTAACATCGTGTTGATAGTGTGCCCAGATAATAGCTTTACCTTCTATTTCTTCTAACACATCTAATAGTTCTGCTAGTCTATTGTTTTTAATTTCTTGAACACTGCCATCATCTGCAGAAAAATGACCACAAGTTATTTGATGTAAACGCATAAGCTGTGTAAGTGCTGTCATTGTTGTAACAGTTTTACCATTAAGTGTAGCCAAAGCTTCTTTACGCATTTGTTCGTACAATTTCTTTTGTTCAGGTGTAAGTTGTATTTCTCTTTTCATGTATATTTTATCTGGCAAATCTAAACAATCTTCTTTTAATACTCTGTAAGAAAAAGGTTTTAATTTATCAGATAACTCCCCTAAATTTTGATAGCCAGTAACTAAATTAATTGATCGTCCTGATATGTTTGCACTTTTCATAATCGCATATCTATTTCTAAAAGAATAATAAGAAGAGTGATTTAAATGCATGGGATCTAAAAACTCACATTGTGAGTATAAATCTAATGGATTTCTAGTAACTGGAGATCCTGTCATTATCCGTCTGTATCTACAGATGGGTGACAATGATAATATGTTTTTAGTTCTTTTAGCTTTTGGATTTTTTATTGTTGTTGACTCATCAATAGCCATCAAAGATTTATGCGATCTTAAAAATTTAGCAGCAAATAATTTACCTTTACTTGTACTAAAAGCTTCTACATTCATGACTAAAATATGAAGCTCATGACCTGTTTTAAACAGTTGATCTAATTTATCTTGTTGTTTTTTATTTATGTTGGCTTGCCACAAAACAGTCACATTCTCTATGTGGTCAGGTAGATGTGCAGGCAACTCCTGATTGTACCAAGTGCCTATTACACCTTTAGGTGCAACAATTAAAGCACCATCCACTTTACCTTTATCATAAAGCATTGCTAAATTATCTATTAGTACCTTTGTTTTGCCAGTACCCATTTCCATAAAGTATGCGAACGTATCTCTATTCCAAGATTTTTCTAACGCAGTTAACTGATGCGCATATGGCTTCATCTTAAATTTATAATTCATAACTTTCTATTGACTTGTATATAGGATTTTGCTAATAAGTCAAGTATGAAAGATAAAGAAAGTATAGATCTTATGGAAATAAGAAGTAATAAACCACCTAGTGTTTATGTTGTGCAAGAAATTGCAGGTACAAGAGAAGGTCGTCCTAAATTTAATATTATGGGGGCCGCTCAGTATGGCAACTTAAAATTTTTATTAGACGAAAGATCACAAATTATATTTTCTCCAGGTCCGTTAATATTTAAATTAAGAAGTGCGTTAAGACATTTTAAACCCACAGATTATTTGCTATTAACTGGAGACCCTGCTATAATAGGTGTAACTTGTAGCATTGTATCAGAGTATACAAACGGCAGGTTTAATTTATTAAAGTGGGACAAACAAGAACGAAGATATTATCCCATTGAGATAAATCTTTATGAAACAGGAGCAAAGAATGACGATTGATTTCGAGAAAGATCAAGAAGAAATATTGGATAAAACAACCAATATAAATAAACTAGCAGACAAGATAAAAGAAATGCAAGCAGTGCAAAAAGCTATTGCATTAGATGAAGAACAAATCAAACAAAAGAAAAAACATTTAGAATACATTTCTGGTGAGGTAGTACCAACAATGTTATCTGAGATGGGTTTATCTTTTTTAAAACTACAAGATGGATCATCTGTAGAAGTTAAAACAAATTACAGCGCCACTATTACACAAGCAAATAAAGAAGCGGCGTTTAACTGGCTTCGTGAGAATGGCCTGGGCGACATAATCAAAAATGAG